CATTGAACGCTGGCCAGGCTGGAGTGATTCCAGACTCTCCTAGTACTAATTGGCATACTGCCAACGGTGTGTTGAAGTTGAAAGGTAGGTTTTCGTCAATTTGGTTGAGATCCCCGGTCGGCGACGCGTCGGTTGTGATCTTCGCTGAGCTTACAGGTATTCCCCCACAAACTTGCCCGGCTTGGGCATGGGCAACGGGTACTGGAACCGCAGGCGAAGCCCTAAACACTGCTAACAGCGAAGCAGATAATAACGCTCGAATTCCATAGTAGTAATCTCCTTGAAATTTTTCTATTCTTTTTCTAAAATCCCTAACTATTTAATAAAGAATGAGTATTTTTTGAAGGGGAAACCATGTCGACACTGTTAGAACAAGCCATAGTAGATGCCAAAGCATTGAGAGAGACCGCACTTAAAAATGCTGAAGCTTCTGTCATAGAGAAGTACTCTAGAGAAGTAGAGTCAGCTGTCAGTTCAATATTGGAGCAACAAGATCCATTCGCAGAGATTGCAGGTATGCCACCGACCGCTGCGATGCCCACTCAAGAAATAACGCCAACTCCCACGGAAGAGAAAGAAGAAGGCCTGAGCCCGATAGCAGAGCAGTTACCAGATGCTTTTATAGGAGAAAACGAAACTCCTGTAGTGATCAATCTGGACGAGATTGAATCCGGACTTAACGACGCATTGACAGAGCAAGGTATTGAACCTTTTTCGGATTTTGATGAAGAGTTGAGCTTGGAAGACCTTTATGAAGACGATGATATTGCCGAAATGGCTTGGGGCGATCTAGAGGAGGGCGATGCAATGTCCTCGTTCGCGGATGCTATAGATGGCCCACTTGTAGGTGAAGGTGATCTGAGTTCGGTAACGGTTGAACCACCGCCTGGCCTTGGAGAGACCTCTTATAACGAATATGATGTTGACGAAGAGCTTTACTCCGATGCACTAGCCTATGAAAATCAACTTTACGAGGATGTACGCTTTCACGGTTTTGATGAACCTGAAGCGAGCGGCTATCCGCATCTTCCGGAAGAGATTACTAGAGAAATAGAAGAGTTGCGAGCTATCGCAAGAGATTTGCAAAAAGAAAAAGACGAATCTGAAGAAGAAAAAGCCCAACTCAAACAAGAAAACAAATCACTTAAGGCTGCGGGACAAAAAGTTCTTGAGAATAATAAGAGCTTACGTAGTGCAGTCGACAACCTTAGAGAAAAGGTGGAGATGACTAACATCTCTAACGCAAAATTGCTATATATTAATCAGACCCTAGGAAATGCCTCCCTGAATGAGCGACAAAAAGAAAAGATTGTCGAAAACATTTCAAGAGCTGATTCCGTGCAAGAAGCGAAGACGATCTATGAAACTCTTCAAAGCACAGTGGGCACACAGGCTAGAGAGCCACTGCCACAATCACTAAGCGAAGCCGTTAGTAGAAAATCTTCATCACTATTGATTTCAGCTTCTCAACGAAAAGTTGAATCAAACAATACACACAGTCCTTTCTTTGAAAGGATGCAGACTTTAGCAGGAATTAAAAAAACTTAGGAGGTAAATGAATAATGTCTGTTTTACAAACTTTAACTGAAGGTATTATTCATCGTGATACGACTGAAGAAGCCCACGCTCTACTTAACAAGTGGAACGGTACAGGGCTTCTTGAGGGTATTACTGATGATCGTACCCGACAGACGATGGCAGTCCTTCTTGAGAACCAGGCCAAGGAGCTTCTTCGCGAAGCATCTTCCATGGCAGCTGGTGACGTAGAAGGTTTTGCTGCTGTCGCTTTCCCAATTGTTCGCCGTGTTTTCGGTGGACTTATTGCAAATGATCTAGTCTCGGTTCAGCCGATGAGCTTGCCATCTGGCCTCATCTTCTTCCTTGACTTTGTAGCAAGCCAGAACCGACTGGCATCGAACGATGGTGAGTCGTTGTATGGTGGCGGACGAGTGGCCAGCCAGATCACTGGTGGTGTTTCTCTTTCTGCCGGCGAGGCTGAAAAGAGCTTTTATGCTTTGAACTCTGGCTTTTCCAGTGCGACTGGTAGCTGCAACTTTGAGCGTAAGGCTGGTGCATTAACCACTATCATTGGCCAGGTCGGCGCTGCATCGACTTCTAACCTTTACAATGCAGACCTTGATAAGTTGGTCGATTTCGACCCAGACCTTCAGGGCAAGCAGGTAATTGTTGTTCGTGGTCTTGTGCCAGACGATGCAACATCTGCACGACTGGTTGAAGCTCGACAGCTTGATGCAAGAAACTTGATGGCTGTCACTGTCAACCAGATTCAGGGTGAAGATAACCGCATCGCTGCGTCAGCACTTGTTCGTTCCGGCGCCCGACAAGGTCAGATATCTCTTGATCTGGGCAACGACACTGATAACATCACAACCGATGACGCCACCTTTGGTGATGGCGACGAAGTCGTGCACGTTCGACAGGTTCGAAGATTGACGAAGCTTCAGAAGATTGATACTGTTGCTGATACAACTGAGCTTGATCTTGTGTTCGAGATTGTGGATACTGAAAACTTGAATGCTGGCACGGCTGCCGTAGGATCTGTGACACTGCTTGAAGATGCGCCTGCAGGTGCTACGGCCGCAGCTTCGCTAGTTGAGATCATCAATAATCACACCACTCAGGGACGCGGCTTCCGAATGGAATTCCCGATCCGTGATGGCTTGGGTAACGGTGGAGCCCTCGGATCTGTAGTCGGCCAGGACCCATGGGGCCTTGAAGAGCCGCACCCAGGCACGGGTCAGAGATCTGACAACGCTGACGGTGATGCGAGCAAGAACGAAATTGCTGAGATTGACATCAAGGTTGACAGCATTGCTGTTACCGCGCAGACCAAGAAGTTGAAGGCCAAGTGGACCCCTGAGCTTGCTCAGGACCTCAACGCTTACCACAGCTTGGATGCTGAGGTTGAGCTTACCGGTATTCTTTCTGAGCAGATTGCTCTTGAAATCGATCAGGAGATCCTTCAGGATCTTGTCAAGGGTGCAACGGCAGCCACGCTCTACTGGAGCCGCCGCCCAGGTCAATTTGTTAACCGCACCACCGGTGCCGCAGTTGACAACTCGACTTCACCACCTGACTTCACCGGTACGGTTTCGGAATGGTATGAAACACTTGTTGAAACGATCAATGACGTATCAGCACAGATCCACAGAAAGACACTCCGTGGTGGCGCTAACTTCCTCGTAACCTCTCCTGAGATTGCGAATCTTCTTGAATTCACCTCTGGGTTCCGCGCAAGCATTACCCATGACGATGACAAGGGAACGGTTGGTGCTCTCAAGGCAGGGTCGATCAGCAAGAAGTGGGATGTCTATGTAGACCCTTACTTCATGCGTAACGTGATCCTTGTTGGACGAAAGGGTAGTTCCTTCCTTGAGAGTGGCTACGTGTACGCCCCGTATGTACCGTTGCAGACCACTCCAACAATCTTCGGCACCGAGGATTTTATTCCTCGTAAGGGCGTCATGACCCGTTATGCCAAGAAGATGGTTCGACCTGACCTTTACGGTCTGGTTATCGTTCGCGATCTCGTAGAGTAAGCGACGCTTAAATCATGAATTAAAAGCCCCATCTTTTTTTAAGGTGGGGCTTTTCTTGTTGGCCAAGACTATTTATTCTGATATAGAGAGGGCTTATAATGGCATTACCAACACTAACACCAGCTAGTAAGATTAGCGCTGTCATACTTCCACCTACAGGTAGTACGGCACTTGTTGACTCAAGTGTTCCATATCGAGTATACAGCGACGCGGCCTCTCCACTATATTCTGAGAGTTTTCTCTCGGGAGCAGTAGAGCAGGTTGCTTATGTTCATAAGAAATTGGGAGGAGACATACTGGATATAGAGCTGACACCTGGCAATGTTTATGCCGCATACGAAGAGGCAGTCTTAGAATATTCTTATATGATAAACGTACACCAGGCGTACAATATACTATCCAACACGTTAGGAAACAGTACAGGCAGCTTTGATCACAAAGGGAACATGTCGGGAGATACTAGGATTTCCTCGTCTTTAGCGAACGACCAAGTCCCACTGGCAGCGGGTGCTGCTTTGAAGTATCCAAAGTTTGATTTTGGGTATTCAAGAAGAATCTCAGAAGGTGCCGGCAGTGAGATAGGATTAAAAGATTCAATGCAGTTTTCGGCTTCCTTTAGTGTCGTCAACGGTCAGCAGGATTATGACCTGCAAAAGATCGTGCAAGACGCTTCTACAGATAATAGTGTTACAGAATTATTTGAAGGGCAGGTTGATAGTAGTAGAATATTAATAAAAAAGGTGTATTATAAAACACCTCAAGCAATGTGGAGGTTCTTTGGATACTACGGTGGTTTGAATGTTGTAGGTAACATGCATTCATACGGCCAATTCATGGATGATTCGACATTTCAATTAATACCAACCTGGCAAAACAAAGCCCAGGCAATGGCGTTTGAAGATGCAATATACACTAGAATGTCGCACTGGTCTTATCAGATAAGAAACAACAATCTTAGATTGTATCCGATACCTCAAAACTTTTCTCCAAAGTTGATGTGGATTGAGTTTTCGATACCTTCGGATGCTTGGGATGAAACGGTTTTGAACGGAAAAGGTCCAGCAAATGGAGTAAACAACATGAATACTTTGCCTTTGGGGAATGTTCCTTATGATAGGATCAACTCTATTGGCAAACAATGGATAAGAAGGTTTGCGCTATCTATATGCAAAGAGATATTGGGCCAAGTAAGAAGCAAGTTTGGATCGGTACCTATACCTGGCAGTGAAGTTCAATTGAACGGGTCAGATTTGATCAGCCAAAGTCAAACGGAGCAAGAAAAACTAAGAGAAGAACTAAAGACAATGTTGTCTGAGTTGACATATGCTAAACTAGTAGAAACGGATGCCAACATGCAGGATAATGCTCAGAAGGTTCTAGAGGCCGCCCCGCATTATATTTTTGTTGGATAGGGGGACATAGAGAATGTCGGATAACAAGTGGAATCAGCCTGGCTCTCCTCCTCCGCCATTATTTACAGGGGACAAAGAAAAGAAGCTTGTCAAGCAGGTTAATGACGAGGTTATAGAGAGGGTCATCGGCCAGACTATAATTTATTACCCTATAAGCCTAGAGCATACAAAATTTAATACTGTTTATGGGGAAGCTATAAATAAGAACTTTCTTGCGCCAATTAGGGTGCATGTCTTGGTGGAATTTGAGTCTCAAAATACCACGACCACGAACTTGGGCGTTGATAGGATAGAGAACATTAGTGTGAAATTTCACAAGAGGAGACTCACAGAAGATCAGGATCTTTTTGTCAGGGAAGGGGACTTTATTAGGTATGGGGATCACTTCTATGAGATTTTAAACCTAACTGAGGCGGTCTGGTTATATGGCCAGGTAGATAGTTCTTTCGAAGTGATCGCAAGTTGTGTTAGAGCAAGAGAGGGGCTGTTCAATGGATAAGAAAGAACCAGTAGAACTCAAGATACCTTTTGAACCCTCGACGATTGAGTCTATCGACAGGGCTGTCATGAGTTTTGTTAATAATCTTCATATTGCAACGGACACAAATAAGGGAAGGAAAAAAGTTCCTGTAAATTGGGTGTCTCCTGAGCGAGCTTTCCAGAGCAAGAAAGGCGAAGAACTGAGGGATAAGCAGGGTGCCCTAATATTGCCGCTGATTACCGTAGCTAGAGAAGGTATCACTAAAGACCTTGCTCGAAAAGGCGCAGTTTACAGTCACATACCAGAGATCAACGATGCTAAGGGCGGCGCCATTCCAACAAGAAGGTTTGTTAATCAAAAAAAGACCGCCAATTTTGCAAATGCTGATGCTAGGCTTATGAAAGGACAGATAAACTTTCCAAGGCCAAATGCCAAAGTGGTGACGCAGACGGTTTCAGTGCCAATCCCGGTTTATATCACTTGTGACTATTCGATTGTTCTGAGGACGGAATACCAACAGCAGCTAAATGAAATGATGGCGCCTTTCATTGTAAAGCCTGGCGGAATAAACCATCTAATACTTAGAGATGGCATCCACAAATATGAAGCCTTCGTCCAATCGCAGTATAGTAACGAATCGAACGTTTCAGACTTTAGCGATTCAGAGAGGTCATTTTCTACGACAGTTCAAATTCAAGTGCTTGGGTATATAATCGGAGAAGAAGGCAATAGAGAAAAACCCTTCTATGCGATAAGGGAAAACATAGTAGAGGTTAAGTTGCCCCGTGAGCGGTTAATATTCGGTGACATTCCCGAACACGAATTTGGAACATACCAGGGCCTCCCAGGTTTGGACCTTGGAAGTGCTTCCCCTTCGATTGCCCGCGCAGGGTTTGCTAAGGTTTCGGGCGTCGGGCGCGCCTTTGGTGGGGGCACCAGCGGCGGCACCGGCGGTTTTATATCTAACAATGTCGACTTTATAAACGTCTTTACCGAGGTGTATGCTATAAGAGAAAAGCTTACACCAATACCTGATGGTGCTAACAAGGTGTTCACCACTTCATATAACATGAAGAACAATACAGAAACAATTTTCTTAAATGGTAATTTAATTTATCCGGGAGAGGATTACACGAGAACTTCGCCCAATACAATAACTATGATCGAAACACCTGATGTTGGTGAATTAATTTTGGCCACTTATGTTAGGGATTCTTAAAAAAGGAGTAAAAAAATAATGTCCGATGTTGTAAAAAAACTAAGTGAATTAATAGATTTGATTAAAAACAAAGAAGAAGAACCTTCAGAAGTCGAGGTGGAATTTCTCGAAGAGGATATTTTGGAGGAGGAGGAAGAGCCCGAAAAGCCACTCATTCCCGATGCTATTGAAGTTTCTTGGGGTGATCTGGAAGGTGTTTTCCACATGAGGCAGGATCTAGACAGAAAAACGTCAGAATTCGCCGCGTTCATCCGCCAGTTCGAGTCTAAAAAAATAAAAAGCTTACAAGCACTTGAAGATCTTGAGGTAAAATTGAAAACTGCAATTGAAGACCTTGAAAGACTATATAATGTAGACGGCGATGACCAATTCGTTCTCGTTGTCGATTCAGAAGAGGAGAGAGGTGTATTTAAAAAAGCACCTTAATCTTGTTTAGCAATATAAAACTGTGGGAGGTTTAAAATATATGGCTACTAAACTACAATTAAAACAAATACAAATTAATGATGGTGCATATGGTGGTGATGAGATGGCCGCCACTGGCTTAGCAGCTGGTGACGTTCTTCTTGTCGCAGACGTTTCAAATACATCAGGATCGTCTTATGGCTATAACGTGCCGATGTCTGCATCTGCGTTACGTCAAGCATTGCTTCAGGATCTTGGTGGGTCTTCGGATTTGCGTGTAACGGGTAACGCTGGCTTTAGCGGCACTCTTAAAGTTGCCGGCGCTGTGACTGGCGCAGCTGGTACCTTTACTTCACTTAATGCTCGTGCAGGGGGTATCACTCACGCAGGTGCAATTTCGGGAGTAGGGGCTTATACTGCTACTGGTTCACATTACACAAGTGGTTCGATCACTCAAGGTGGTACTGGCGCTGTTAAGTTCGAAGGTGCAATCAATGCTAGTAGTAGTGCAACTTTCCAGGGCGCTGTATCTGGTGCTGCTGGTAGTTTTGATGGAATTACTGGTGTTTCGTTGTTCTTGCAGGCTGGTGGAATCACACATGCAGGTGCAATTTCGGGCGTGGGAGCTTACACAGCTACTGGTTCACACTATACTAGTGGCTCGATTACTCAAGGTGGCACGGGGGCTGTTAAGCTTGAAGGTGCTACGACGATGTCAAGCAGTCTTACCGTAACTGGTGCTATTGAAGCTGCCAGTACTATCAAGGCTGCCGGTGCAATCACTGGCTCCTCGTTCACTAACGCTAACGCGAACGCGCTCATTCACGCTTCCGGTGGAATTATTGCCACTGGTCTTGAATCTGGCGGTACCATTTCTGGTTCAACCGGTACATTCTCTACGCTTACTGCTGACAAGTTAAATGTTCACATAATTGACAGTATAAGCACAACTGAGAATCATCTCGAAGTTACTGACAAGGTGATTATATCAGCAGTTTCAGGCGCCATCGGCTCTGGTGCTGCAGCACTTGTTGGTGCTGGTTTTCAGGTTGGTGACGGCGCTAGCGCTGTAGCCAATGTGACTGCGATGAAGATCCGTGTTGGTGCCTCATCGTCAGTTGGTTTGCCAATAATATTCGCGAACCATGCCGCATCTGACGCCGGTCTCAAGGATAGAATGGAAATGCGTTCTGGTTCCTTGTTACCATCGACAGATCAGGCTATGGACCTTGGTGTGGCCTCAAGCAACCGGTGGAAAGATATTCACATGAAGGGCGCTGTTAAGTTTGACAGTTACAACATGTTGACTTCCGACGGGGCATTCATGGTCCAGTCGAACGTTCCAGCAGCTGGTTACGGATTGGAGCACAATAGCGGCCAGCTTAGAATCAAGGGCTTTGCTGAGCAGTACTTTGTCAGTGGCTCTGGTGCAGGTCACCCATTGAGTGCTTCTGTCGCGAATGGTCACATATTCGCCCCCGAAGTCGGCGCCAACCAGTTGATTGGCTTCACGGCTTCTCTTGACACTGGTAACTCTGGTAGTGTTCACACTAATGTTAACTCACACAAAGGCAACATGGAGGTTTACCTCAACGGTGTTAAACTTGTGTCAGGTTCGGCAGCCAAAGGTACTGGTGACTATCACTTTGCGGCTTCTGCGAACAAAGTTTGTCTGTACGATGCTCTCGATCCACAGGATCTTGTTGTCGTCAGATGGTTGCGGTCCTAATAGACTTAGTCTGTTAATTAAAGGAGGGCTTCGGCCCTCCTTTTTTTTTAAATTCTTTTGGAAATATGGTAGACTATTTACTAAGAGGCTAGTAAAAGCATTAGTTAACGTTTTCAAGGAGATAAAAAGTCATGTCATCAAGTAAATTCAAGTTTGTGTCCCCTGGGGTCTTTTTAAATGAGATAGATAATTCTCAATTAACAGCGATTCCCGATGCAATTGGCCCGATAGTGATCGGCCGATTTCCAAGAGGTCCAGCATTCCAACCCGTAAGAGTTTCTTCTTTCTCCCAGTTCATAGAAATATTTGGAAACCCGCAGTCTGGCGGCCAGGGCGAGGATGTTTGGCGAGAGGGTAATGACAAGCTTGCACCTACTTATGCGTCATATGCAGTGCAGGCATATTTAAGAAACAGTTCGCCAGTTAATGTTGTGAGGCTTCAAGGCATCCATCACGAGAATCGAACAACAAATGGTTTCGCTGGTTGGCAGGCAAAAAATACAGGCTCCGCGGACAGCGGCGAAGCCACAGTGAGAAACAATGCTTATGCTCTCTTGGTGGGAAACATGCACGATCCGGCGACCACTGAAGGTCGCTTGCATTTGACTTGTTCTGTCGCAGCAGTGTTTTATGTCAACACCGACGTATCTACAGACGAATTTCAAATCCAGCTTTCCGGTACCTCAGCTGGCCGCGGCTTTGTGAGCGCAGAATCCAACGCGCTAACAGCCTCTTGTCACCATTTTATCGAGGGCGCCAAGGCTGACGCAGCTGAAAACTCAGATG